AAAAACTTTAGTTTTGTTAACTTGAGTTTGAGTAAGACTTTCTAATATAGTTAGCTTATTATCTATTATTTGGTTAGTCTCAGAAATTTTGTCTGAGTTATAAATTTCTAGGAGGGTATAAAAAGCAGCATATTCCTTATAGTTAGATACTTTATGATTAAAGAATTCCTCTAAATCATAATGGTTTTTTATTTCTTTAATAAGGTTATATTTTTCTCTTTTTAACTTAGATCTGTTTAATTTTTTAGAAGCTTCTAATACAGTGTTAATTACTATATTAGCTTTAACTTCAGTTATATTTTTTTGTTTAAATAAAGTCTCATATAGTTTATATTCTTTTCCTAATTCAGTTTTAGCAAAAGTTTTTTTTAAAATCTCTATAGAAGGGGAAGATTTCCCAGACAAAGTATCAGCTGTGATTTGTCTAATCAACAGCTCAAACAGGAGACCTGTGTTTTTTATTTTAGAATGTTTGATCCCCATTTAATCATAGGTTTTTTATAAATATTATAGAAATATTATTCTTTAATTTGATCTTCATCAAGAAGTGATTCTTTTTGTTTATCACTCTCAAATACTAATTGTTTTCTATTAATTGGCAAATCTTTTAAAGAATTTTTGTTTTTATGATATATGGCTTTAGCCTCTAAAGCTAAAGGGGAACTACCTTTATAATTAGGTCTTATTGAATTAGAATCATTTTTATCTTGATCTTTCATTCTAAGAACACCTAATCTATCCTTACCAAAAGCATCTTGTTGAGTGCCTATTCTTGAGGCTCTTTCTTTTGGTCTACCTAATTCAGCTTTTTCATCATACCCCGCAGGTACTTCGTTATTTGTGTAATATCTACCCTGACCGTATAGAGTAGCTAAATCATGAGGTGTACCATAAGATTTACCAGATTCTAGTGGATCGTTACCTTCATTTTCAATCTGGTTTAGCCTAAATTTACGTTTAACATCTTCTCTAACTAAGTCTCTATATTCAACATATTCATCTTCACTGAAGTGGAATAAATGATCATATACCCAATCAGATGGGAGAAGTTTATTATCTAAAATAGTGTTAGCTAACTCAACTTTTTCTTTTAATAAAGCTATTCTTTCTTGATCATATATAATTGAAGGTGTTGTTAAGCCTAATTCAAAATTAGTTAAACTTTCACCATCATATCCCTGAGTGTATAAGTGAACTATAGCGATTTTGTATAATTCTGATAAGATTATCCTTTGGATTCTATCTATAGTACGGGCGAATCTGATATCTTGGGCTGCTAAGGTAGCTTTACCTTCAGTTGTCTCATCATACCCCATAAAAGCTTTTGGAATCTTAAGGGCAGCGAACAATTTATCTCTTAAATAAACAACGTCTGTTATACCATCATACTGAAGGCCAGATAAGGTATCTATTTTAGTGTTTGAGTCACCTCCTCTTACAGGTATAAAGAAATCTTCAAGCATATTTTGCATGTTGAATTTTAGATTATAGTCACCTGTTGTTTGGTCAATATAAGGAGTACGTTTCATTTTAGAGATAGTTTTTTGCATAAAATTATCTACCTCAGCAGGTTGAATATTACCTATATTAATATAAAAAATACGCTTTTCAGGTGCTCTAACTATTCTATGAACCAACATAGCATCTTCCATAAGAGTATATTGTTTGAATAGTTTACGAGCTGGTTCAATGTAACTTCTACCATAAGGTAAATAACTAACATCAGATAATAGTCTAAAATGGGCAATTTCATAGTTATCAAATATGACCATATTAGCCCCAGTTGATGTAGAACTGTTTGGACTAATTAAACCTCCATAATATCCACCTAAACTACCACCACCACTTAAACCATCAGGATCAAATCTAAATTGAACTTTGTCTCTATTATTTTTATCAAATCCTTCTTCTCTAATAATGTTATAAGCAGTATATGGTATTACATTGTATACACCAAATTTCTCAGCAATTTCTAATTTAAGGAAAAAGTCACCATATTTACACATTTGGCGAGTCCACATCCATAAATTAAATTCTATATTTAGAATATCATAAAATAAATTATATAAAATTCTTTGAATTTTCTCATCATTACTCTTAATAGTCAATACCTCACCCATCTCATTTTTAAGAGAACATTCATCTGCTAATATATCTAAAGCAGAGGCTACAATAGCATCAGTATCCATAGCTTCATAATCAGAATATAACTGGACTCTTAATGTTTGGTAATTAAGGCCTGGGTTATAGATAGGAGAAGCATTAGTGGTATGAAGGCGGGTGTACCTATCATATAAAGAATTGGTATTAATTTGACCCGCAACTTGTGTTTGATTAAAATCAAGGACATTTAAAGAATTTCCCCCAGTATTACGAATAATAACATCAGTAGAAAATAATCTTTTTAGTCTTGTAAATATGCTTGTATCAGCCATTGTATATTAATATATGAAATAAATATTAAAAAATCCACCTAAAATCTTCAGTTCCTCCTTTTCCATTGTTTATAGCATATGGGTTGTCACGTCCTGAGGCGAAGTAAGCTCCTTGGTATGGGGTTTGGGTTTTGGTTAAGGCGTTTAGTGCCGCTATTGACATATCTAAACCATATTGTTTAAATTTAAGAGCAGTATCTCTAACATATAACCCAATACCAAAACTCATTATTAAGTCATCATTATAACCCGTTTGGGCTTCAGCTCTACCATTTTTCCAAATAAATGTTCTCATTTCTTGGAGTAACCTTTTAGATTGAACAGTTACACTTTTATCAGAAACATATTCTTGGAATTTACCTATAATCATAGGTCTTGTTCTCATAGACATAGTGAAACCAGGAACTTGAGATTGATTATTTTCATAATTTCTCATATAAGTTTCAGCTGTTACCTCTTGAGATTTAGGAGAGTAATATAAATTTCTATATTCTCTTTCTATAACAACTTGAATTGTAGACCAACCAATATTAGCATTTTCAATTACTAATAATGCATTATTATATTCTGTAGCTATACCTACTAATAAATGGCCAAATTCTTTAGTACCTATTTGACCTTTATATTCCCCAATTTGAACATTTGATTCAATGTCAAAAATATGAAAAGCAGAATAGTCCTTACCATCACCTCGAGCTACGTCAGCTGTTACCATATAAGATCTTGAATAATCTACAGGTTCCCAAATCCATAAATTTTTATCAGCTCCTCTTTTTTCAATAGGTTCTTTGATAGTTGTCTGTTCTATAAACTCTAAATACTCAGGATAAAAAACAATATCTCCTGAGGTGTTAAAGTCACAGTCGCATTCTTGAGCTGCAAATCGGGGATTACCTAATAATTCGTCTTGTCTATCTCTCCAAGATTGATCACGTTCAGGATGAACATACCAAGGTAATCTTATAGGTAAAAATTCATTTTCATTAGCTTCAGCTTTAGTCCATGTTCTATGAAACCAGTTTCCAGTACCATAAGGAGTAGATAAAGCCACACACCCACCACCAGTTGCTAAGGTTTGTTGTGCTGAGGCCCAAATCTCATCAATTTGTTCAATAAAAGCAGCCTCATCAATTATTAGAAAAGAAACTGCTTCAGATCTACCAGCATCACCTGATGCTGCTACCGCTTTTATTTGAGATCCATTTTCTAACCTTAGAGATAATCGGTTATTTTCAATAGCGTTAACTTTAAGCCAGCTAGGTAGGTTATCATACATAAAACGTACCTTAGTAACCATATTCTTAGCGGTTTCTTGCTTAGTAGCAATACAAAGTACATTTTTATCTTTATGAAAGGTCATTAACCAAAGAGAATATCCCGCTGTTAAGGTTGATATACCTAACTGACGGGATTTATTAATAATAGTATAATTATTATCTCTAACTAAATGTAAAACTTTTTCTTGAAATGGGTATAAATGAAAACTAACTCTACCTCTTTGAGGATGTTGAATCATACAATACTTTTTCATAAAATGTGCCGGATCTTGAGCGCATTTAAGATACTCTTCTCTAATTATTTTTTTTAAATCACTCATTTATCCTCATTTATTTCCCATACAAATAAACTAACAACAAATAATGATAATACTCCTATAGTTCTTCTATAAGAAGTTATTTTTGTTTGATTTTCTTTTAGTTGGGTTTTTAAAGTTTGGGTTTGAGCTTCTAAACTGGCTCGAGAAACATTACAACTATCTAAAGTTGATTTATAAGCTTTTATTTCTTCATCTTTTCTTGAAATTATAAAATCTCTATAAAAGATAATCTCATTAAGCTCAGTAGTATCTTGTTTTAGAGATTCTACTTCTTCTTTATATAAATCACACAAACTTAGATCTGTAACTACTTCAACTAAAACACCCCTAGGAATACAAATTAAAGAATCTTTATTTATATCGGTTTGTGAGAAACTCAACAAGCTTGTCATTAGACATGCTATCAATAGCAGCAATTGTTTCATTATATTGTTTTCTTAATTTGTTTAGTTCTCTATTACGAGCTGAGATTGAGTTTTTTAAGCTATCAGATTTAAATTCTGCTACAACTATTTCTTTTTCAAGACTATCACGTAATAAGTTTAAGGAATCAAGCTCGTTTTGATATTTCTTATTATTCTCATCTACTAAAACACTACAATCAATACAATCTTTATGGGTTAGGTCTATGTACATATAACAACCTAAGAACCAAAATAAGCTTGTTATTAAAACTATTAGTAGAATTTGATTTTTCATATATTAATAAATATCAAAACAAGTTTTTAGTACTTGTTTGACACGTTCTTCTGTTGATCCTTTTAAAACATTAAACCAAGGTTTGTATTTATAAAGCAAAAGTTTAATAGTTTGATCAATTTCATCTCTATATTCTTGGTTTGTTTCCCTTACCCCATTATCTTCAATAACAGTACCTTCAGGAGAGACATAGAATATATAATCATATTCTCTAATAAAACGCTTAGCATATTCCTCAAAAGCATCACCATCAATATAACTAATAGATTTAGCTAATTTGGTGAAAGCAATGACATCAATTACTGTTCTATCAGTTATGATATTTTCTTGCATTAATTCAGTACATCTTTCAGCCAAAAATATATTTTGACCTTTAAGTGTAGAATCAGTATTTAATGGAATACCTAATGAATTAAGATATTTACTACGTTCAGTTGTAAAAGTATAATCCTTAAACTCAGGTACATTTTTTAAAGCATTAACCAGTGTAGTTTTTCCTACACTCATTGTTCCACATAACCCTATTTTCATTTTTAATCAAAACTTTTAATATATAAAATAAAATCCTCCATTACTTCTTTTTGAAGATTAGTGCCACTTTTAACACTTTCTCTTAGTAAAGATAATGAAAAACTCTTAGATTCCAAAATTAATTTTTTGGTATTTTTAAGAGTAGATTCACATACTACAGTATACTCAGGTGTATAAATAGTTTCATCTCCAAAATCTTCAATATCTTGAAGATACGACTCAATTAAAGAAGGGAGATTTTTCTTTGATAGCTTCATAAAGTAAATGGGTTAATTTTATTACAGTTTCTTTAAGTTTTTCTAATTGTTTTTTAAGCCAAGATTTTTGTTCGCCTATTCTTTTACCTTTAAGAGGTAATTCATAATTTTTCATATGAGGAATTAAATCCTTACTATCTCTT